CCATTCTTTTCATTGGTTTTTTGTAAGTCTGTTTGACTTGCATCACCACAAAAAATGATTTTGGCATCCTCTCCTACTCTTGTTATTATACTATCTAATTCATGAAAATTCAAGTTTTGTGATTCATCAACTAACACAATTGCTTGGTCAATAGTTGTTCCACGAATGAATGATGTGCTCCAGAATTTAATTGTATCTTGTTGTTTTAAATTACCATACAACATTTCAAAGTCTGCATCAGATGGCATCTGAAACATATACTTCACCATGTTCTTATATGGAATCTGATACAGGAAAGATTTATCTTCAGCATCGCCAGGCAAGAATCCAATCTCTCTTGTTGAGACAAGAGATCTTACAATATAAAGTTGATTGTATGGTGTGTGTTGATCAAGAATATCTTTTAACGCAAGATATAAGGCAACAAAAGTTTTACCTGTTCCAGCTGCACCATAAGCAAAAATATTTTTGCCCTCTTTGTAATTATCAAAGAGGATCTTCTGATTATCGGTAATTGGTTCAATCTTGTTTAGAAGATCTGAATTGATAGGTCGTTTTCTCTTCATCTGTTTCGCAGTCATTCCTACTCCGATAGGAGAATTGTTTTTCTTTGCCATTACTTGTTTATCTTTGTAACTCTAGAGCCAGGTGATTTAGATGCCTTATGTAGAACATCATTCCAGCCAGGATTTTTAGTGATAAGTTTGTCTCTCCACTCACCAACCTCTCCAAGACCAGCGCATCCCTCAGACCAATCTTTATCCCACTCTGGATTATCATCTCTCCATGTGGAATACTCAACCATAGTCATTGATAACTCTTTCTTCTCTCCAGTTTCTTTGTGAATAACAGGATATGTAGGCATAAGTTTTAACGTTTTGTAATATTATTTAGACCCAATCAAGGGCTTTGGAAACTATAGGGAACTGTTCGGTAAATACCTCACGACATGACTCTGCAATGTCCATGTGTTCCTTCTGTGTTCCGTGTGCAGATCTCAGGTTAATATAATGTATCCAAGAACGGCAAGAACCAGTCATATAAAGACGAGTTGGTGTTGCAAGTGGTAGAACCATACGAGCACACTCCTTTGCGACACCCGCCTCTAACATTCTTTTGTATAGTTTCTCTGCATGATTAAAATGAGCAGTGATTGTCATTTCAATATCTTGTTTAACAAACTCATCAAGATCATCAGTGGAGTTCTGACGATTCTTAAGATCTTGTTTTCTTAAAGCTGGTAATGGTATCTTCTCTGCAATCAAATTTGTATCTGCATATCTTTGAGAAAATTCTTGAAATGTAAAACTACGATGTCGTAGAATCTGTGCTGCAATCGCACGAGTAGTTTCAATCTCTAATGTCATTGAAGACTGTTCAAACACAGACCAATGTTGATGTTTGATACAATACTTTAAAAGTCCAGCAAAGTCATCGTTGTTTTGATTTGATGGATTTGAAACTCTGGCAATATACGCCATTGTCTTCTCTGCATCAGGAGTAATGGATACTAATTTAACTGTTGGCATAAGCATTCTCTGCATAGGATCTTAGGTAATCTTGAAAACCTTGTTCAATACCATCTATTGTATCATGTTCATCACACCAAATGGTAGCAAACTCAAACACAGCTCTGGTATGATCCTCAAGATGATGTATGAGAGATCTAAAACAGGCTTGTCTTAGTAATTGTTTTTCCTCTGAGTAACGTGGATCGTTACTCTTCATCCATGAAAACTTCATCATAGTCTGTAATATAAGGGTAAATCGTTTCATAATCAAGATTAGAACAAGCGTCTTTATTTGTATCTAATTCTGATTCTAACGCACCTACCACATTTTTCAAGTCTTTTAATATTTTTTTTAACTTTTCATTATCCATTCAACGGTCTCCCATCCTTTCCAAGCAATCCCATTTTCTTAACTTGAAACAAATTAGATTTCTGTTGTTTCTTTATCTTCTTATATTGTTTCATTATTTTATCAACTTCGTCTTTGAAAACTTTGACTTTGAGTTCTTTTGCTTCTTCTGAAGTGACAAAACCCATTCCCTGATCTTTTTCTCGTTCTTGCTTCTCTTCCAAATAGTCGTTGATTCCATTCTGTATTTCACCTTCTATTATGTCGTTAATTTGATTCCGAAGTTCGTCACTCATGAGTCTCCTTGATTGTTTTCATAACTTTATTGTAAAGATTAAATTTAACCCCCTTATGTTGTAAAACAATCATTTTAGCTCTGGTCATTTTTTTACTATAAAAAATAATGGGTTCATAATCTAATCCTACATCGCCACTCATGCATTCCTCCTTGGTCTTTTTTTAGTTTTGTTTGGAACTTTAATACCATACAGTTTCGGATTGACAGTTCCGTGACCGTAATCAATTGAAATTAAAGAATTAGCTCCAAACTTATCGTAATACATATCAAACAGATTCACCTTCGCGCTAGCCCGAACAATGTCTTTTCTGACATCGCCGTTTGAATCTTTATATGTGATTATGTAGGCATCAAGAGGGAATTGTGTGTTTCTTTCTTCATCTTTGTTACAATTTTCAACCAAAAGTTCTGTTGAATACTTATCAGGAAGAGTCTCCTTTTCCTTTACAGTCCAATAAGTTTGAACTTCCTTTGCACCTTTTGTCTGAGTCATCCTCGATTACCCCATTGTATATCAGGAAACGCCTCTTCAACGATTGGACGAGTCAATTTATATTTCTTCTTTAGATTTTTATCTTTAACTAAACAGATAATCTCTGCCTCATCAGGATGCAAACCTTCTAGAAGTTGCATAAAAAGTTGTTCTCTCTTCATAGGTCGAAGAGAATCATTTCCTCCTTTCACAAAATTATATAATATCTTCCACTCATGGGCAAGATATGTATGTTCTGTGCCTGCTGGTGCAGCATTCTTTTCAAAAGGAACATCACCGTCTGGAAGCATTGATTTCACAGACTCATCAAAATTCCAAATCAAAACAGATTTAAGATGTAAAGATTCATTCTCTTTTAGTTTTTGAATCTTTTTAGCCTTTGTTTTTTGTTTTGATATTAATGCCAACACCTCACTCAATAATGGGTTAGGTGGTAATCTTTGTTCTCCCAGTTCGGGATGTGTTGTAGTCATAGTTCTTCGTCAATTTCACTATCAAAGTTTAAGTTTTCAAATCGAAAAGCAATAATTTCATCTGGAATTACATTGCCTTTCAAGTCATACATCTCAGGATGCATTTCAGAAATGTTGTATCTTTGTTGATGTTCTTTGTATAACCATCCTATTATACCACCAACACAGAGAAAAAGCACTGCTACAAGAGTGCCAAATGTTAATGCTATTGCTAACACGTTGTTACCTTGAATTAATTGTTTTAAGTTAAACTTTTTTGGCGATGTCCTCCTACGTTGTAACATAAGTTCAACGCCTTTATTTAGTTTTAGTTTTACGTCTTCCTCTTCGTCTTTCTGTTTCGTATCTTTTTGCATCATCTAAAATCCCACTAAAATAATCTTTAATTTTTCTTGCACTTGGTTTTCCAAGATGACCATAAGCCTCTCTCAAAACTTGATGTTCGCCATCTTTTCCACCTTTGATATACTCACTGAGTTCATCAATCAGTTCAGTCAATTCTTTTGCGGTTGAACTTTGATTAAACTCTTTTGCTCCAACTCCTGTTGTCTTACAGGACTTCATAAAATCATAGAACTTCAAATGAAATTTCTTTTCTTCAAATGCAATGTCAATTGCCCTATCTACGATTGTGTAAATGTCTTCCATTAAACTAAGTTTTTCTCCTCTAGATATTTAAAAGTATCCATACACCCTCCAAGTAATTTACCATCCACCGTGATTCTTGGGAATGATGATCCATAACCAAACTGAGATACAAATTGATCTTTTGTAAAACTATCTCCAAGTTTATAAACTACATAATCGACTTTAGCTAATTCTAATAACTGTTCTGCCTTTTTGCAGAAGGAACATCCTTCCTTTGAATAAATGGTGAATCTCATTTAAAGTTTAAGTGCATTTACTGTTTCCCAATCTTTTTGGAAAAGATCTAAACCTTTGTCGGTCAGAATGTGATTATACATCTTTTCAAATATTGATGGCGGCATTGTAACGATGCCTGCTCCATATTCAAAAGACTTACTTACACTTCCTACATCCCTGATGGATGCGGATAAAATTTCTGTATCAACAAAATTATATAGTTTTGACTGAACTTCATAGATGTCGGCAATCTGTTTGATCAGATTCAATCCATCAAATGAATTATCATCTACCCTACCTACAAAAGGCGAGACGTAGGCAGCGCCTGCCTTCGACGCCAGTATCGCTTGAGCAGGACTGAATACCAAAGTAACATTTACTCTGATTCCCTCCTCTGAGAGGAGTTTGCAACCCCTAAGTCCATCTGGTGTGCAAGGCACCTTAATTGTTGTGACTTCACCAAATTTCTCAAAAAGTCTTCGACCCTCTTGAAGAAACTCAAAATAATCATCTGTCACAATTTCCATGCTGATATCATCAACACCAATGATCGTGAGTTCTTTATACACTTGTTCTGGATCTCTACCACTCTTTCTAATCAGAGTTGGATTTGTTGTGACACCATTGATTAATCCTGATTCGTGATACTTACCAATTAGATCAACATCTGCTGTGTCAAGAAAAATTTTCATATATGTGATAATTTCTTTTCACACAGTATCACCAATCTTCCTCCGTGTCAAGTTCAAAGTCGGCATTTGCACAATACCCATGAACATCAATCTCCATTTTATAGTGAGCGTGAGTATGAACTACCTGTATAAGAATAAGAGAACCCACCAGTATGAAATTACATACAGTCAGTGGGTGAGTGATTGCATTAATTATTTTTTTCATAGAAATATATTACCATAAAAAAAGACCCCTGCAATGCAGAGGTCTTTGGGTTGTTCCGATTGTAGAGACCGCACGAACGATGTCTCAATC